GATGATGCTGGTTCTGTTCATACAGCCATTCGTGATATTCTTTATAATTGTACCTTGACTGAAGGTATTGATATTGAAAAGTTGCCTATCGTTGATGTTGAATACTACTTCATCAACCTCAGAGCCAAATCGGTTGGTGAAGTGGTTGATTCAAAGTATCGTTGCAATAACATCGTAGATGAAAAAGAATGTAACAATTTGATGGATTCTAATTTGAACCTGTTGAATGTCAAAGTTGAAGTAAATGAAGATATTTCACCTGAGATTCAGCTGACCGACAAATTGTCAATTAAGATGAAGTATCCTGAATTTGGTATCGTTAAAGATTCTGTTAATATGGAAAATGATACTGACATTACATTTAATATGTTAGCACAAAGTATTGAATACATCTATGATGGTGAACAATTCTATTATAGTAATGAAGCACCAGTTGAAGATATGGTTGAATTTGTTGAAGGTATGAACCAAGAACAGTTTATGAAAATGGAAAACTTCTTTAATAACTTACCAAAGTTAAAAGAGAAAATTGAAATGACCTGTTCTAAATGTGGATTTCAGCATCGAATTGATGTGGAGGGACTTGAAAGTTTTTTCGGATAACCTTTCGCCATGACAATTTGAAGAATTACTATCGAACTAATTTTTCAATGATGCAACATCATAAGTATAGTTTAACCGAACTTGACAATATGATGCCATGGGAAAGGGACATATATGTTGCAATGTTAATTCAGTATATCGAGGAAGAAAATCAAAAGATAAAAGAACGAATGAAAAGTTAAATGGCACAATTATCAGAAGAAACAAAAAAGTCGGTTGCCGGTATGACCATGGGTCGTATTGGCAAATCTGCTATTGGTATTGCAAAAGGTACTTCATCTGCTGTTAATTCTATATTTAAAAAAAGAGAAAAGAAACCAGAAAAGTTTATTCCACACTTTTCGGATAATCCAACTGATATGTTGGGTCAAATTTATAAGATGTTAAAGGTCATAGATGATGATAAAAGATTACATCAAGAAATGGCCAATTCACATATTGAAGAACAAGAACACGAAAAGAATAAACGTAATGTTGAAATAATTAAAGCATTAACGATTCGTAGAAAACCAAAAAAAGCAAAAAAAGCAAAGGCAGAGAAAAAAGAAACTCCGCCAGCACCGCCAACAACTGGTGCAACAACACCAAAAGCAACACCGAAAACAACCACACCAACAACGCCAGCAACACCGCCAAAAGTTACAGAACCTCCTGTTACACCACCAACGGCAACCAAAGAAGCTCCAGCTGTTTGGAAGAATAACAGAAAACCAAACGAACCAGCAAAATCAACACCACCAGTCACTGCAAGCCCAGCACCTAGTGTTGCAACAAGCACAGCTGCAGCAGGTGTTGGTGCCGTTACAGCAACAAAAATTGCTACAACTGGAATCGTAGGTGCCACAGTAGCAGAAGCTGTGGCTGCCAGAATAGCAAAAAGAGAATCGGCTGGAAATAATCCAGATTCTTTATTGATGGCAAACTTTGTCGCAGAAGATAAAAGAAATCCAAAAAAACCACACGATGTAAGTAAAAGCAACAGAATAGAAAAAGGTAATATAGACATTACAACCGGCAAACCATTTGAAAAATCTTTAACCGAAATGAGTATTGATGAAGTTATAGAATTATCAAATAGAAGAAACAAATATTTTGGTCAAAACGGCGCAGGTGCAGCTATGGGTAAATATCAATTTATGCCAGGTACTTTAAGAGATATGAGTGTATCTGCATTCGGCTCAAATTATGGCAGTATGCCATTTAATTCAGCAACTCAAGAAAAATTAAATCTTGAACTGATAACATCTAACGCACAAAAATTACAAAAAGCTGGTCTTCCTATAACCGATGCTTCATTGTACATGATGCACTTTTTTGGTAATACAACACAAACAAAAATGGTTTTAGATGGAAAAGATACAGATTCTATGAAAGACATTTTGGATTTCGATGGTAAAATACGAAGTAAGGCTAATCCAAGAATTGCAGCACTAACAGTCGGCAAATATAAAGAATTATATCTATCAAAATCTTTTGATTTTAAATCAATAAGTTTTAATGACTTGGGTAAAAAAGCAGATGAGGTTTCAACAGAAAACAAAAATTTAAAAGGTGATATGAGTGCTCAACGTCAAAAGATGGAAGAACAACAACACATAAATCTGTTAAATCAAGTAACACCGCCAAATAAAAAAGTTGATATGACTAAACCAAACGATAGTAATCCACTACTTGATAAGGTAAAAGCAGGATGAACAATAACAAATTAAATTACCAACAAGCCAGAAGGATCCGAAAACAAGGTCTTTTTTCTACTTTAGCTGACCAACTCATTTTAGGTGAAGGTTATGGTTCGGCTATTAGTAAATCTATATCACTTACCACACAGGCAAAAGTAAAGGGAATCAAAGAGAAATTCGATCCGCTGAATATAGCCAAGTTCTTGACTGGCGGTTCACGTTTAGGTCCTGCCATACTTGGTAAACTAACAGGTCGTTCCAGAGAAGATATTGAAAACTATACTGGTCGTGCTAGAGCAGTAAAACGAGGTAATAAAAAAATTGGTGCATTACCTGGCGGAGGTGAAGATACTACAGGAATGTCGGAAGTATTGGGTGATATACTATCTCAATTACAGAAAAGCCATGAAGATGATATTGTATTAAGAGAGAAAGAAAACAATCTCAGAGAAAGTCAATCACACGAAGAAGAAAGACGCCATAAAGATTTACTAAAAGCTTTAGGAGTCAAAGTTGTAGATGCAACAACAGCAACGATTGTAAAGAAAGATAAAAAAGAAGAACCAGAAAGCACGGCCTCAATTATTGAAAAAATTATTGGTAATATTGCCAAGACAATTTCTTCTATGATTGCACCAATTGTTACTGGTATTGGAAGTCTTTTAGCTCTTTTAATGAGAATACCATTTGGTATTGGTAAATTTATTAAATTAGGTATTGCGGCCGCAGGTCTTGCTTGGTTTCTAAATGCAAACAAAGCAAATGCCGCAGAAACAGAAACTAATAATACAGTTACGGGAGGTCAAACACCTACATCACCAACCAATACAACCAATACTGATACTCCTGTAATTCCAAATGAAGCTAGTGATGAATCTTTGGTTGACCAAGGTAGACGATTGGTGGGTGAAAATGCAGGTAAAGCCGCAATTGTTCCTGCTGCCGTAGCGGCCAGAACGGCTATTAAAGTTATGGGAACAGAAGGCTTAGCCGCAAAGACAGGCACAGCTATACTTGATGCAAGAACAATGTCTGTTGGTCAATTAGCAAAAACAAATCCAACAACAATTTGGGGTAAATTTTTACGATTCGTTGCTGAAAAATCACCAAAATTATTTGGAAGAGTTGGTGTCAAATTAGCACAAGCTGGTGCTTTAGCAACTATACCTCTTGTTGGTTGGGTTGGTGCATTATTTAACTTGGGTTTTGCCGCATGGACTGCATATGAAATTTATGAGTTATGGAAAGAATTTAGTAAATCTAAAGAAGAAGTAACAACCAATGTTCCAACAACTTCAACTACACCAATAGTAGAAGGTGCTGGCGGTGCAGCATTTGGAATGTATTCTAAACCAGGAATGAAGCCTAAGACACCTGAACCAGTTACAGCACCGCCATCTGCTGCGGTAGCAACCAAGTCTGCTGAGAATGAACAAAACAGATTACGAGCACTCCATGAGGGTTGGAAAAGAACAACAACTCAAAATAAGACGGTGGTCAATAAAACCAGTAACAGCAACAAGGTAACTGAAAGAGAACCTATTATGGCTGTTCGTAATACCGAAATGACATTTAAGATGGCAATATACAATTCAACTAGAATTGTTTAACCAATAAAAAACCCCGCCGAAGCGGGGTCTGCACTTGCATGGGATTCATTAATCTTCAGCCAACTTTGAGAAGTAAGCCAAATCTTCATCAGTCTCATCTTCTGAGATATCTGCTGTTACTGCCTTCTTAGGTGCAGCCTTCAGAGTTTCTACAGTAGTCTTAGGTACATCAGTAGCACCCAACACTTTATCCAAACGAGCCTTCAAGTCATCATATGATTTGAATTCTTTATCAGCAGTCAACGCTGTAAGCGAATGCTGTGATTTCCAAATCTTTTCTAATTCATCATCATCTTCCAACAATGCAGTAGATGACATGAACTCTGACTTATCATAGTTCTGATAACCAGCAACTTTAGTAATCTTCAATTTGAAGTTAGCACCTTTCCACATATCAAATGGATTGATTGCTACTTCATCTTCAAAAGATGGATTCATTGCACCAGTAACCTTTTCGAAAATCTTGGCACCAAACTTGAACAATTTAACTTGTCCTTCGTTCTCTGGATGCTTAGGATCACTTACGATATACACGTTAGCAATGTATGAGAGTTTACGCTTTTGTTTGCGTACAATCTCTTTGTTGGCTTCGATGCCAGAGTTCCACAATTTGTTGTTGTGTTCACATACTGGACATTGTTGACCTTTAGTAGTCAAACAATTATCGAT